GACATTCTCAGATCAGTGTCTGAATTTACACTGAGCGGGTGCCGGACGTAGTACCCACCTTTGGGCATCGTATTTGGGTCGCACTCAATTGGTGCTGCTGCTGACACAGACGGCTTCGTCGACGTTGAAAACATCGAATTCAGCATCTGAGCAGTTGAAGTATATTCTTCCTCCGTGGCATTGTAATTGACTGCAAGCTGCACCGTTCCTGAATTGTTATAATCAGTACTAGTCGTCTTATAATAGAAAACCATCCCGTGATATTTCACTTTCTGGTATCTGGCTGCAAGTTCTGCAAGCCACGGAAAGAGCGTTTTGTTGTCGACAGCAAGCCTGTAAGACGTGTTATTGAACACATCTGGTGTAGGAGGAGAGATAATGTTTCCAATGAACTCTCTGTGCCTCACCCTAGACCCGTGCTCGCTAGGAGCAAAAGTAGGTATGTTTTGAGCATCTGCTCCCATAACACTTTGTCTTTGTAGCGTGTTGTGACTGACTTGATATGAACCTCTACCTGTGATTTTAGAGATCCCCGTCCCGATAGCTGTTCCAATTGGCCCTGCTATTTGTCCACCTAGAGCGGCGAACGTTCCTCGCGGAATCATCTTCGTCAGTTTGTCGACCTTATCAAGTAAGATCTCCTGATTTCGTTTGGCCGCCCCTTTAGCCTGGGGCTGGCCCGCCTTATTTTTCACCATACGCGCTGGTCGGCTAGCGCGTGTATCTTCCATTATCACCGGTCTACAACAGATTCTCACACTCCTCAATGAATGCAAGAACCATAGCCTTGTCGGGGTGATCGATGAGCTCACATGCGTAGTTCTCGAGAGTAGCTACGGTGAGTTTCTCCTTCGACATTGCGTCGAAAATCGTCTTTCCCACTTCATGCAAGTAGCACGCGGGCCGACCGCGGATTCTGAAGAAAACGTGAGAACAAAAATGATATTCTCCGTCCTTGACTTCTGCAAAGTCTCTAACAACGACATTGTTTTCGTTGTATCTCTTCATTGTTTCCGCTAATGGAAGTGTTGTCCACTCCACGCAGTCATCGCCATTAGTCTTTACGTACTTCGATCCAGCGTCAAACGCACAAGCCGCTCTCGCGACCCCGTTTGCGCTTGTGGTGATCAAGTTTCCTGACTTCATACCCTGAGCTCTGTTGAGAGCAAAGAAATATCCATCGTCATCAACGCAAAGATTGGTTAGCAACGACCACTTCCACCAGTTCAAGAAAACTTCGTAGTTAGGGTTCCAGTTGAGGCATGTATGCTTAAACACGTCGCAAAACGCGTCCGCACAATCCTCTGAAAATCCTTTCTCCCAACCACTAACGTCGCTCTTTACACATTTGCCGCCGTCTTGTTCGATCGTGCTAGTGTAATACTCAAACCTGTCTAAGACTTTCCTGGGATGGCAGTCAGTAAACCCTACCCCTTTCATATTGGGGCAGAAAGGGTAACAATCGGTCTCAGCCTTAAGGAACTTTGAAAACAAAATGCGGTGAACGAGCTGGTCTGTAATAGACTCACCGTTCACGATTCTTCCATGCTTCTTTGAGACTGGTTCCGGTGCCCCCTTTTTAAAGACCCTGTGCGGGTCTCTTAGGCCTCTGTGATACCAGAGCGCTGGATTGCTCCTGCACTCTGTGAACTCTTTGTCCCTGGACCCTTCTTCAAGAATCGCTTCAATGCGTTCTTTGACACTCCTTGCAAGAGCTGGTCTAAATTCGTTGATGATTGTCGAATTTCTGTTGGAGAGTTGGTGCCAGGGGTAACCTGGGGTCTTGTCTCCGCCGCCTCCTGAAAGGAGTTCTTCGACTGCTTCATCGAATTTTCTGCCAAAGTCGTCAAGTGGGTCACTGATTTTGTGAGCGACTCCACTCTCTGCATAAGCTTCTGAAGCCTTTCTTCGTCCTTCTTCGGACACTCTGATTGGCTTCCTTCCTCTGAAATTGTCTTCATAGCACCATCTGGCGCTTTGTGCTGACTTGTTTGGGAGCTTGTATTCACTGAGGATTCCCGGATTGATTCTTCGAATCCTACTTTCTTGATCCTCGGTGAGTTTTGCTTTTCCTGGTTCGTTGTGCTTCCTTGGTCCTCTTCCGTACACTGTGGCTCCTTCGATTTTGATGTTTTCTGCACAGCAGCCTGGCACGTGGCCTTCAGCCCTGCCGCATGAACACCAAGTCTCTGGCGCGAACGCTGGCCCACCCCGTCCCCCGGCACTTCGGTGGGGCGGGGAAAATGATTCTCTCGATAGCTTTCGGAGTTGTCAATGACATAGTCACTTAGGACAGCGGTTATCTTGCCGCCGGCCCTATATCGACCAGTGCCGCCTTGTCTTCCTCCTCTGGCTCTTCTGTAATCATTGCCATTGTCTTCAAATTGTTTGGATTCGTTTACCGTGCTTTCAAGAAGCTCTTGGATGCCATGTTTTTCCATGTACATGTCATAAAACTTCTCCGAAACAATGAAGAGATTGTACGCGAGATTATCGAACGTCCTGTGACCAACATGAATTCCTACGACTTTCATCTTGTCTTCAACTGAATAGACGCCTCCCCCTGACCATCCTGGTTCGGTTGTGGCGTCATGGAAAACCTCGAAGTCTTGCTTCGCATTAAAGATATTGTCGTCTGTGGAGGGAACGGTTGTTCCCACGGAAAAGATGTTTTTCTGCTTCCTCTCATACAATGATCCCATCACTTTGATGTTAGTGGTCACTCCTGCCTTAACATACGGCGCATCTCTCATTGTGAGAAGTCGCGTCGGAGTTGAAGCAAAGAATCCCGGCAGACCTGCCTTGGACAATTCTGCTGGGCTCACTTCTATCATTGTAGCGTCTGCGTCGCTGATGCACTGTTCAACCCACTTCTCCGGAATTGGCGTCATCTTTCGATAAGTGCCGTCAACAAGAGTCGCTGCTCTTAGCACAGCTGGTGAAAAATGTGTAGCAACGTTGAATACGTGTCCCA